CGCATCCTCTGCGTCCGTGAGGTCCAGAAGTCGCTGCGGGACAGCGCCAAGCGGCTGATCGAGGACAAGATCGCTGAGTTCGGCGTTCCGGGCTTCGAGGTTCTGGACAAGTTCATTCGCACACCCGGCGGCGGCCAGATCGACTTCGTCGGGATGCAGGACCACACGGCGGAAAGCATCAAGTCGCTGGAAGGCTACGATGTGGCGTGGGTTGAAGAAGCCCGCAGCCTGTCGCCGACCTCGCTGCGGCTGCTTCGCCCGACGATCCGCAAGCCGGGTTCGGAGTTGTGGTTCAGCTGGAACCCGAAGCTGAAGACCGACCCGGTGGATCAGCTCCTTCGCGGGCCGGACCTTCCGCCGGACGCTGTGGTGGTCAACGCCAACTGGAGCGAGAACCCCTGGTTCCCGGCTGAGCTGGAGGCCGAGCGGCAGTTCGACCTGGTGAACGCGCCGGACCAATACAACCACGTCTGGCAGGGCGATTACGCCGCCGTGACGGACGGGGCCTATTTCGCCAGCGCGCTGACGCAGGCCAAGGCCGAGGGCCGGATCGGGCATGTGGCTGCAGATCCGCTGATGTCGTTCCGGGCCTTCTGGGACATTGGCGGGACCGGAGCCAAGGCCGACGCCTGCAGCATCTGGATTGCGCAGTTCATCGGGCGCGAAGTCCGGGTTCTGGACTACTACGAGGCGCAGGGCCAACCGCTGGCGGCGCATGTGAACTGGCTGAGGGCCAACGGATATGGCCAGGCGGTGTGCATCCTTCCCCATGACGGGGCGCAGGCGGACAAGGTGTTCAGCGTTTCTTACGAGAGCGCCCTGCGGGATGCGGGGTTCTCGGTTGAGGTTGTGCCCAATCAGGGTCGGGGAGCCGCGGCGGAACGGATTGAGGCGGTCCGGCGGCTGATGCCCTCGGTCTGGTTCCACGCCGACAAGACGCAGGCCGGGCGCGATGCGCTGGGCCACTACCACGAGAAGCGCGACGAGAAGCGCGGCATCGGGCTGGGGCCGGAACATGACTGGTCCAGCCATGGCGCGGACGCCTTCGGGCTGATGGCGATCTCTTACGAAGCGCCCGTTGTGGCGAAGCGGCGGCAGCCGGTGAACTATCAGGGGAGTTGGCTGGCATGAGCGACTACGACGCCGACGCCGCCAAGCCTGACATGCTGAAGGAGGCCCTGGAGGCTTTCGACAAGGCCGCCGAGCATGACGATCATAACCGCAAGGCCTTCGAGGACGACATCGACTTCGCCCTGCTGGAAAACCAGTGGCCCGAGCGGGTGCGCCGGGATCGGGAGATCGAGGGCCGACCCTGCCTGACGGTCAACAAGCTGGCCGCCATGGGCCGGCAGATCGTGAACGACGCCCGCCGCAACAAGCCGGGGATCACGGTTCACCCGGTGGACAGCGACGGCGACCCGGAGACGGCCGAGATCATCAACGGCCTGATCCGGAACATCGAGCAGTCCAGCAATGCCGAAGTGGCCTACGACACGGCGCTGGAGCATGCGGTTTTCGGCGGGTTCGGCTACTTCCGCATCAACACGAAATACGCGACCGACGACACCTTCGACCAGGACATCGTGATTGAGCGGATCAGCAACCCGCTCTCGGTCTATCCCGACTGCTACGCCACGGGCGCGGACTCGGCGGACTGGAACTGGTGCTTCGTCACCGACCAGATAACCAAGGCGCAGTTCAAGCGCCAGTATCCCGACGCGGAACAGGTGGACTGGCAGGGCGAGGCCTGGCGGGACCTGTCGTCTCCGTGGATGGACGGCGACTTCGTCCAGGTGGCGGAATACTGGGTCCGGGACCGGATCAAGCGGACCATCCTCCTCCTGTCCGACCAGACGGTGATTGAGGCCGACGACTACGAGCGGAACAAGCCCGCCTTTGACGCCATTGGGGTGTCCGTGGTGGGTCAGCGCGATGTGGACAGCCATCGCGTCCGCCAGCATATCATGAGCGGCGCGGAGGTGCTGGAGACGGTGGATTGGGCGGGGAAGTATATCCCCATCGTCCCGGTCTATGGCTCCGAGGTGGTGCTCAAGGGCAAGCGGCACTTCCGCAGCCTGATCCGTGGGGCGAAGGACGCCCAGCGGATGTTCAACTACTGGCGGACCACGACCACGGAACTGGTCGCCATGGCGCCCAAGACGCCCTTCATCGGGCGCAAGGGGGCTTTCGAGACCGACGCGCAGAAGTGGGCGACGGCCAACACGCAGAGCCATGCGTTCATCGAGTATGACGGGCCGGAAGCCCCGATGCGCCAGCCGTTTGCCGGGGTTCCCGCTGGAGCCCTGCAAGAGGCCCTGAACGCCTCCGACGACATCAAGACCGTGCTGGGCATGTATGACGCCAGCCTCGGCGCGCGGTCGAACGAGACGAGCGGCAAGGCCATCATCGCGAGGCAGATGGAGGCGGACAACGCGACGTTCCACTTCATCGACAACCTGTCGCGGGCCATTCGCCACGCGGGCCGCATCCTGATTGACCTGATCCCGGAGGTCTATTCGGTCCCCCGGACGGTGCGGGTGCTGGGCATGGACGAGAAGCCCGAGGTCAAGGCGATCAACCAGCCGGTGCAGGAGCGCGAGGAAAACCCGCTGACCGGCGAGATCGAGGAAGTCACCAAGATCTACGACCTGACGGCGGGCCGCTACGACCTGACCGTCGCCGCTGGGCCTTCCTTCGCCTCGCTGCGTCAGGAAGCGGCTTCGCAGATGATCGAGCTGATCCAGGCTTACCCGGATGCGGCCCCGGTGATTGGCGACCTGCTGGTGAAGAACCTGGACTGGCCGGGAGCGGACGAGATCGCCGAGCGGCTGGCCAAGGCCATGGGACAGGCCACGGAAGGCGAGGAAGGACCGCAAGGCCCCGATCCGCAGGCCCTGCAGGCGGTGCAGCAATACGCCGTCGCCCTGCGTCAACTGCAACAGAAGTACGAGGCGCTGGAGGCAGACAAGAGCCTCGAAGCCCGGAAACTGGATATCGCGGCGTTCGAGGCTGAGACCAAGCGGCTCAGCGCGATGAACCGCGAAACCCGACTGCCCGCCGGCCTTTACACCGCCGACTGACAGAGCCCGGCCCGCCGTGAGGCGCGCCTTTCCCTTTGATGGAACCTACACATGAGCGAAGACGCGACCAATCCGGTCGACGTCGAGGATGATGCTGTCCTCGACCAGCCGGAAGTCGAAGTCGAAGCGGACGAGACCGCCGACATCGACGCCGAGGAAACCGACGCCGAGGGCCAGGAGCCCGAAGCCGAGGACGACACGGAGGAGATCGAGCGGGATGGGGTCAAATACCGCATCCCCAAGGCGCTGAAGGACGACCTTCTGCGTCAGGCGGACTACACCCGGAAGACGCAGGAAGTCGCCGAGCAGAGGCGCGCACTGGAGATGCAGGCCCAGAGCCTCGCCCAGCAAGCCGAACTCGCGCAGGCGACCCTCGAACACCGGACCAACCTGAAACTGGTGGAGCAGCAGCTCGCTCAGTTCCAGAACACCGATTGGTCGGCCTACTCGGCCCAATACGGTGCGGACGCCACGGCTGCGGCCATGGCCTCCTGGCAGCAATACAGGGACGCGCAAGCCGAACTGTCGAGCGCCATCACCCGCGCAGAGAGCGAGACCCGAGCGATCAGCGAGCGGAACGCCGCCAACGCGATCGCCCAGGCGGAAGCCCAACTGTCGCGGGAAATCGAAGGCTGGAGCCCGGAACTCGTCAGCAATCTTGCCGCCTACGCCGCCAAGGAATTTGGCGTGAGCCCGCAGGAACTGAGGGAGTCGGTCGTCAACCCGGATGGAACACCCGACACGCGGACCTTCAAGGTCCTCGCGCGGCTCCACAAGGCTGAGACCGAACTGGCGGCCCTGAAAGCCTCCCAAACCAAAGCGCAACAGGCCTCGAAGCAGGCGTCGGTCACTCCCGCCAAGCCCGTCGGGCAGCGGGCCGGGGGCTACAAGCCCGGACTGAACGACGACCTTCCGACCGAGGAATGGGTGCGCCGTCGCAACGCGGACGTCGCCAAGCGGCTTCGCGAACTCTCCCACCACACCGGCCCGTCGAGATGACGCGCCTGTCCCATGAAGGACACTCACCGTGCCCAATACGATCCTGACCCCCACGGCTGTGACGCGCGAAGCCCTCCGCGTCCTGCACCAGAAGCTGAACTTCGTTGGCTCCATCACCCGCGACTATGACTCCTCCTTCGCCAAGGACGGGGCCAAGATCGGTGACAGCCTGAAGATCCGCCTTCCCAACCAGTATGTGGTCCGCACCGGCGCCGCCCTGTCCGCCCAGGACACGGTCGAGTCGTCCGTGACCCTGCAGGTCGCCACCCAGAAGGGCGTGGACCTGAACTTCACCTCGACGGACCTGACCCTGTCGCTGGACGACTTCTCGCAGCGCATCCTGGAGCCCGCCATGTCCCAGCTGGCGGCGAGCATCGAATACGACGCCATGTCCATGTATAAGGACGTTTACCAGTCGGTCTGGAACGGCGGCTCGGCCATCGCCCTGTCGAACGTCCTCGCCGGCCGGAAGATCATGCAGGACGCTCTGACGCCCTCCAACGATCGCACCGCGAACCTGAACACCCAGGACAACGTGGACCTCGTGGACGCGCTCAAGGGCCTGTTCAACGACACGACCAACATCGCCAAGCAATACCGCGAAGGCTACATGGGCCGGACTGCGGGCTTCGACTTCATGGAGAACTCCATGTGGCCGGCCCACACTCGCGGCGCGGCCAACACCGGCTACACCACGGACACCCGGACCTCGGCCCTCGCCCTCGACGGCACGGCCTACTCGTCCATCACCGTGGCCACCGGCACCGGCGCCATGAACGTGGGCGATGTCTTCACCATCGCCAACGTGTTCAAGGTCCACCCGGAAACCAAGGCCAACACCGGCATTCCGCAGCAGTTCGTCGTGACGGCGGCCTATGCCGGCGGCGGCGGCTCTGTCTCCATCTCCCCGGCCATCGTTCTGGGCGGTGCGAAGCAGAACTGCGTGATCCCGACCACCTCGGCGACCGCTGGCCTGACCTTCGCCGGCACGGCCTCCACGGCGGTGGGCACCTCGCTGCTCTACCAGAAGGAAGCCTTCGCCTTCGCCACGGCCGACCTGGTCATGCCGAAGGGCGTGGACTTCGCCGCCCGCGAGGTGATGGACGGCATCTCGATGCGCGTCGTCCGCCAGTATGACATCAACAACGACAAGTTCCCCACGCGTCTCGATGTCCTCTACGGCTACAAGACGCTGCGGCCCCAGCTGGCTGCGCGCCTCCACAACAAGTAAGCGTCTGGGGGAGGGGCTTCGGCCTCTCCCCCTCCTTCTTTGGGGGGCCGCATGGCGATCAGCACCTATTCCGACCTCAAGACGGCGGTGGCCAACTGGCTGAACCGTTCGGACCTTACGGCGGTCATCCCCGACTTCATTTCCCTGGCCGAAGTCCAGATCAGCCGGACGCAGCGCGCGCGCGAGATGCAGGCGCAGGCGACGGCCAACATCGACACCCAATTCTTCGCCGTGCCCTCTGACTTTCTGGAGGCGCTGTCCTTCCGCATCGTGGACGGTCAGGGCAACGGCTATGAGCTGATCCAGGCGACCCCGGCGCAGGTGTCCACCGCGCTGGCGACCTCGACCCAGCCGACCATCCCGCGCTTCTACACCCTGATTGGCGACCAGTTCCAAATCTGGCCGCTCCCCGATCAGCAGTATGTCGGGACCCTGGTCTATGTGCGCCGCATCCCGGCCCTGTCGGACGCCAACCCGACCAACTGGCTGCTGACGCAGGGGCCGGACGTCTACCTCTACGGCGCCCTGATGCAGGCCGCGCCCTACCTGCGGGACACCGAGGCGCTGACCCTGTGGAAGGCGCTGTTCGACCAGGCCCTGGAGGCCATGCGCGTGTCTGACAAGCCCATCGTCGGCCCCCTCCGCACGGACGTTCCGGTTCGGGGCATCCACCGCCGCTACAACGTCCTGACGGACTACTAGGAACCCCTCATGGCCATCAAATACGCTACGGCTGTCCGCAACGCCAAGATGGACAGCGTGACCACGCAGACCGGGACCTCGGCGAAGCTGCGGATCTACAACGGCACCCGCCCGGCGAACCCGAACACGGCGATCACCTCGCAGACCATGCTGGTGGAGCTGACCTGCAACGCCTCGGCCTTTGCAGCGGCGGCGTCTGGCGGCGTGCTGACGGCCAATGCGATCAGCAACGGCACGGCGGCGGCGACGGGCACGGCCTCCTGGTTCCGCCTGTGGCAGTCGAACGGGACCACCCCGATCATGGACGGCGACGTGTCCACCTCGGGCGCTGACCTGAACCTCAACAACACCAGCATCGCCACGGGCCAAACGGTGAGCGTGACCTCGCTGACGGTGACCGAAGGCAATGGCTGATAACGTCGGCTACACACCCGGAACGGGCGCGAGCATTGCCGCCGACGACATCGGCGGCGTCCTGCACCAGCGCATCAAGATCGGCGTGGGTGCGGATGGGACGGCGGTTGATGTCTCCGACGCCAACCCGATGCCGGTCAGCGATGGCAGTTCGCAGAACCTGCTGCTGCGCATCTTCAACATCCTGGCCGCCCCGCTCGGCTATGACAAGTCGCTCCAGCGCCAGCGGTCCACGGCCATCATCGAGTCTGGGACCGTGACCACGGTCACGACCGTATCGACCGTAACGACGGTGGGCGCCCTGACCAACATCGTGGGCATCGGCGGCTACACGGCCCAAATGACCGTTCTGGACCAGAACCGCTCGGCTTGGGCGCAGTGCGTCCGCGCCCGCATCACCTGAGGAAGCTATGCCCAACACCTTCAAGAAGGTCATCGACACGCTGGTCTGGCGGCAAATCCCGCCCGCCCCGAACGCCCACGCGGCGGCCATGTGCATGGCCTCGGACCTGCGCTCGGACGTGAGCCGGAACCCCTTCGTCTATCAACTGGCGTCGAACACGGTCCTGAACCGCCTCAACATCGTCACCAAGGGCTGGAACTTTGTCCAATCGCCCGCTCTGGCCGGAACCTTCGGCGCGGGCGCGGCCATGGCCTTCGCCCCGTCGCTCGGCCTTGTCGGCACCATCGCGGCGGGCGCGACGACCACGAGCGTTGTCCTGTCCACGGCGCTGCCCACGGCGGTCGGCCTCAACATGCTCGCCAACCGGGGCGGGTCGGGCGAATACGGCTTCAAACTGCGGATCATTGACACCACGGCTGGCAAGACGGCTGAACGCTACATCATCGGCAACACGGCGGGCACGACCCCGACCATCACGGTCCAGTCGTCCTTCGGTTTCACGCCTTCGACCGGCGCCCGCTACGAAATCATCGCGGGCCGTATCTTCATGCTCGGCGCGGGCACCCTGGCGTCGAACATCTGGCGCTCCTTCGAGGTGGCGTCGAACACGCTCTCAACCGGCCTGTCCACGACCAACCTTCCCGCCACCATCGGCACCGACTCCGACATCATGGTGTTGGACGAGCAGTATACGCCCTACGACTGCTCGCCGGGCGACGGCATGATCAAGGGGGCCTACAACTACGACACCGGCTTGGTCGCCCGCTACGCCCTGACGGCGACGGCCTCGGGCGCTTCAACGCTTACCGGGCAGGCGACCCTTGGGGATGCGGTTGTCGTGGCCAACGAATACCGCAACTTCCAGATCCGCATCGTGGAGGACACCACCACCCCGGCGGCGGTCGGCCAGCGGCGGATCATCGCCTCGCACACGGCGGGGGCCTCGCCGGTTTACACCCTCGGCACGGCCTGGACGACGCAGCCCTCCAGCAGCGCGAAATACGTCATCGAGCTGCCCAACCTGATCCTGGTGCGGTCGAGCGCGACGACGACCGTCTATACCTACAATTACAGCGGCGCCACAATCAATAACGGCACCAACAGCATCGCCAACGACGCCTGGTCCACCACCTACTTTGGCGCGGCTCCGGCGGCCAACGCGGCGGGTGGGGTGTGGGCTCCGTCCTTCGGCATCCAGCCCGATCCGGCCCGCAACGCTCGCCAGTCGTTCTGCTACTTCTTCCGTGGCGGCGGCGTGGCCACCCTCGACGTGCTGGACATTGCGGGCTCGATCACCGGGACCTGGACCGGCGCCATCACCTATGACGGCTCGGGCTCAGCCCTGCCCGGCACCGGCTCGTCGGCGGCCTACGCCCCCTTCGAGAACGAGGGGCGGATGTTCTATATGAACTACTACGTCGCCTCGGCGGTGAACCAGATTTTCCGCTTCGACGTGCAGAACCGGGTCCTTAGCCCCTACGCCCCGACCGACTTCCTGCAAGCGGGCACGGCGGCTCTGGGCAAGCGCATGGCGGCTTACGCAGCCATCGACGGGACGGACACCTACGACGTGGTCCTTCTCCAGTCGCATCTTTCGACCGTCGCCCAGGAACTGGTGGTCCTCATATGACGATCCCTGAACTCATCAAGCTGCTCCAGAACCGGATCGCGGCGCTGAACGGCCTCAAGGCCACGGCCACGGCCCAAGGCGACGTGGAGCAGGTGGTCGCCCTCGAAACGCAGATCGAGCAAACGCAACTGACGCTGGACCAGCTTCGCTCACTCACCTGAGCGCCTGAACAGGAGGGCGCTCCATGCTGCTGACCCTTCTCAGCCCGCAGATCGCGGCGGGGTCCATCGTCGGCTCGGGCTCCATCACGGAGGCCCCCGACACCCTCGACGCGCTCGGCCAGGTCATCGTTTCGGGCTCGGCGGCGATCACGGAAGGCGCGGACACCGTCTCGGCGTCGGGCTCCGTCTCTGGCGGGGCGATCACCGGCACGGCCTCGATCACCGAGGCGGCGGATGCGCTGGCGGCTTCGGGCGCCGTGCTTGTCGCGGGCTCCTCGGCCATCACCGAGGGCGCGGACACGGCCTCCGGGTCGGGTTCTGTCATCGGCGGGACCATCACCGGCTCGGCGGCCATCACCGAGGGGCCAGACTACACCGGATCGGCGGTTTCGGTCCTCGTCTCGGGCTCCATGGCCCGGACAGAGGCTCCCGACACCATGTCGGCGGACGCCTCGATCCTCCTGTTCGGCACCATCGCCGTCACGGAGAGCGCGGACACGGCCTCGGCCTCGGGATCGGTCTTCACGGCCGTTTCCGGGGCGATCACCGAGGGACCCGACACGCTGGCGGCGGCTGGCGGGGTCCTGATCGTCGCATCGGCGGCCATCCTGGAGGCTTCCGACGCCCTTGACGGCTCCGGCTGGCAGAGCGCGACGGGAACCCTCGCCGCCAACGACAACGCCGACATTGGCGTGGGCTATGTCCAGATCACCGGCTGGGGCGTCCCGGACGGAACCTCGGAACTCTGGACGCAGACCGCGCCGACCTCGGAACTCTGGACGCCGGTTCCGAAGGCCGGGGGAGGGTGGAGTTGAGGTCTGTCGATCCCCGGCTCGGCTTTCCGCTGTCGGCCATCCTGCAGGAGATGCAGGACGCCATCCGCGAATTGCAGACCCCGACCCAGCCCGCACGGCTGGCTGTCGTCACCTTCGCCAACCTGCCCCCGGCGGACAACTGGCGGGAATGCGCCATCAGCGTGTCGGACAAGAACTGCATCGCCATCTCAACCTCCGTGGCCGGGACCTACACCTGGCTGCGGGCTGACGGGACCGCCCTCTGATGCCCTCGACCTACTCCACGTCCTTCCGGCTGAACCTTCAGGCCCCCGGGGAAAACCTCAACACCTGGGGGACGAACCTTAACGCGGGCGTCTTCCAGCTGCTGGAGGATGCCCTCGCCGGTGCGGTGACGCAGGCCCTGTCGGGCCCTCTGGTCCTGACCAGCGTGAACGGGGCGACGGATCAGGCCCGATGCCTGGCCCTGAACATCACCGGCGGGACCGGGGGAACGATCACGGCCCCCGGCGTCAAGAAGCTCTACTTTGTCCGCAATGCGGCGTCGGGGGCGGTTGTCGTCACGACCGGAGCGGGGGCTGTGGCCTCGTTCGCGGCGGGTGAGGTGGGCTTCTGCTACTCGCCGGACGGGACGAACTTCTACCGCACCACGACGGCGACGAACTTCGGCGGGGCGATCCTGACCAATGTGGGCAGCCCCTCGGCCAACACCGACGCGGCGACCAAGGGCTATGTGGACGGCGTGGCCTTCTCCATGGCGGCCGGAAGCCTGCCCGGACAGACCGGAAACGCGGGCAAGGCGCTGATCACCAACGGATCGGTAGCGTCCTGGGGCGTTCCGGATCTGACTGTCTCCAACCTCTCTGACTACGCCTCCGATCAGGCCGCCAAGACCGCGACCGCCACGAAACTCGCCATCGCTTTCGCGGCGGCTCTCTAGGGACCCTCTGCCATGCCTGTGACCCCGAACTCCATCGTCACGCCCCAGACTGTCTGGAGCGCGACCGCTGTCGCCACCACGGCGAACACGACCTATACCGACAGCCCGACCAACACGGTGCTGCTGGCCCCGGTCTATCTCCTGAACCCGAACCCGTTCAGCGTGACCAGCGGCTCGCCCACGGTCACGGTGAACCAGGCCGCCCACGGCCTTGCGACCGGCGACACCATCACCATCGCGGGCGCGTCTGCGGTGGGCGGGATCACCCCCGCCGGGGCCTATCAGGTGACGGTGCTGTCGGCCTCGTCCTACACGGTGACCCACGGATCGAACGCCTCATCGACAACGACCGGCGGCGGCTCTGCGGTGACGGTGCAGGACAGCCGCACCAGCCGGAACGGGGCGCGGATCACGCGGATCACGGCCCTTGCGCGGGCCACGAACACGGCGACGGAACTGCAGCTCTATCGCAGCCCGGACGGCGGGACGACGAAGCGGTTCATCAAGTCTGTCCTCCTGTCTGCCTACACGGTCGCCACGACCACGGCGCAGACCGGCGGGGACTTCGGCTACACCGACTCCAGCCCGCTCCTGCTGGCGCCCAACGAGACGCTGTATGTCGGCATCAGCGTCACCAACACCGGCATTGTGTTTGACGCCCAGGGCTTCGCCTACTGATGCCCACCCAGCCGCTCGGACCCACGGGCCTTCTGGCTCAGTCCATGACCCTCCCGGCGGGCTCCCAGAGCATGGCCATGGGCGGCATGGGCCTGCGGTCGCAGGGGATGGACGGGCGGAAGAAGGGGACGCTCCGCGACTGGATTGCTCAGATCGGAGACGCCACGACCACGGTTTGCATCGACATTGCGGCGGACGCCCAAGGCGGCCTGTATCTGGTGGGACGCAGAGGCTCAGGCGACACCTTCGTCGCCAGATACGCCCCGGACGGCTCGCTGCTTTGGGCAAATCAAATCAATGGCATGGGAAATGCGGGATCCGGAACCCCGCCTTCATCCCCTCTTGATGTGTCGGTCGCTGTTGACCCGTCCGGAAACGTGATTGTCGTTGGGCGCAGCGGAAGCCCCTCTGTTTTGGAGACTCGGAAATACAGCCCCGCCGGTCAGTTGCTCTGGGGGAGAACTTACAGCGCCGGAGACGCAATTATCGCGCCTGTTGGCGGCGTAGTCGTGGGCGCCAGCGGCGCTGTCTATGTTACCGGCAACGTCGTCAATCCACCCAGCGGTTACGGTGACAGTCAGCTTGTTGTGAAATACAGCGCAACTGGCGCTTTTCAGTGGTCACGAAACATCAATGCTCTTGCTGGATTTGGTCTTTCAATTGACACCAGTGAGAACGTGTATGTCGGGCATCAGAGTCTCATAAAGCTGAATAGCGCCGGGACCACCCAGTGGGCGGTTCAAAGGACTTCCGGATCGGCCAACCTCAACGCTATTGCGGCGGGCCCCGCCGGTGAAACCTACGCTGTTGGCTATGCCTCCGGGCCCGTCGGGGTGCTTCTGGCCTTTGACGCGACAGGGGCGCTCCTCTGGCAACGCGGGCTGACCGCCGCCAGATGGATGAGCGTCATGCGATCAGGCCAGAGCATATACTGCGCGGGCTGGCTGGATGGCGGCCCTAATGACCTGCTGTTGGCCGAGTACGACACTGCCGGGGCCCTCAAGTGGCAACAGAGGATCGACAGCACCGGCGATAACTGGGCCATCGCCATTGCCGACATTGACGCGTCAAGCATGGCCGTGGCGGGAACGACGAACTTCAGCGGAACGGACGGCCTGGTCTCCCGGTATCCCAAAAGCGGCGCCCGACCGGGTCCGCTGGGTCCATACACCATCATTGGAACGACCGCGACGACCGCAACGCCTTCCGAGGCGTACTCATCCTACTCGCCCGCATCGACGTCTGTGGGGACGGACGCCGCCTCAGCCCTGACTGACACGGCGATCAAGATCCCCGCCACAATCTACCCGCTGTGAGGCCCTGATGCTTTATCAACGCAAGACCCTCCCCGACACCAACATGGGCGACCCGGCCCCGCTTCCCGCCGAACTGGTGGGACTGTCGGACGTCAGCCTCGCCGACCTGTCCGCCGCTCTCGGCGTGGCGGCGGATGAAACCGGCTACGCAGGGCAGGGCTTCTTCCCCGTCACCCCGGAACCGCCCCCGCCGCCGGTGGTGGATGAACTGCACAAGGTGGACTTCCTGCGGCTGTTTACCCAGGCCGAGCGCATCGCCATCCGCGCGGCGGCGAAGGTCAATCCGGTGGTCGAGGACTATCAGGCCATGCTGGACGCCGCGACGGTGATCCGGCTCTCCGACCCGGACATTCAGGAGGGCATCCCGGACCTTGAGGACGCCGGACTGATCGGCCCTGGCCGTGCGGCTCAAATCCTTGCTGGAGAAAGTTCGTGACCCGGGAATTTCCGCAGGAAGAGGCGACCATCCCCGGAAAGCCCATCCTGAGCTATTTCCGGCGGCTCTTTGTGGCGTTCGATCAACTGCTGAACGTGATCCTCTTTGGGTCGGAGGATGAAACGATCAGCTCCCGCATCGCCAAGGACCGGCGCCGGGGGCGGAAATTCGCCTGCGTCCTGTGCAAGATCCTCGACTGGCTGGACCCCGACCACTGCGAGAAGGCCATCGAGCGCGACGAGGGCAAGCGCCCGGGCCAATACGACGACCCGCGCCGCAATTACCCCCCGCGTTCCGACTGGAGCTGATCCATGGCCCGCGTCGTCCTTGAGCTTCCTCCCGGGCTGAACAACGACGACACGACCTTTGCCGCCGCCGGACGCTATGGCGACGGCTCGAACGTGCGGTTCTGGCGCGGGCGGGCCGAAGTGATCGGCGGCTGGGAAGCCATCACCAACACCGCCCTGACCGGGATCGTCCGCAAGCTGTTCGGCTGGACCGACAACGCCGCCGTCCTGAACATCGCATCGGGCTCTCACTCGGCCCTGCAGGTGTATCAGGGCGGCGCGGTTTACGACATCACCCCCTTTGGCCCGCCGACCCTGCTGGGCGCCAACCCCCTGACCGTGACGAGCGGATCGCCGGTGGTGACCGTGGCGCACACGGCGCATGGGCTCCTGACGGGTGACAGCATCATTGTGGCGGGCGCCACGGCGGTGGGCGGAATCACGCCGAACGGGACCTTCACCATCACGGTGACGGGCGCCAACGCCTACACCTACACTTTCGGCTCCAATGCGACCTCGGGCGTGACCGGCGGCGGGACCGGCGTCATCGTCACGCCTCAGAAGGCCCTGCCTGCGGGCAATATCGACGGCACAGGCGGCGCGGGCTACGGAACGGGGACCTACTCCACCGGGACCTACTCCAGCCCGTCCACGGTCGATTATTTCCCCCGGACGTGGTCTCTGAGCGCCTGGGGCCAGAACCTGATCGCCAACCCGCGCAACGGGGCGATCTACAGCTGGACCAATAACACCGCCTCGCGGGCTGTGGCCCTGTCGAACGCCCCGGTTCAGACCACCTACGCCCTTGTGTCCCCGACCCGGCAGGTGTTCGCCCTCGGCTGCAACCAGGAGGCCAGCCCCTACGCCTTCGACCCGCTGGTGATCCGGCATTCAAGCGTCGGCAACAACACCGAGTGGAACACGGCGGCGAACACCACGGCGCGGGAGTATCGCCTGCCCGGCGGCGGGCGCATCGTCTGCGGCGCCGTCATGGGCGAGAACCTGCTGATCTGGACGACCGGCGGGCTTTATCTGGGAACCTTCGTCGGCTCTCTCGCCCAACCCTGGCGGTTCGACCTCGTCGGCGAGGAATGCGGCATCATCGGCCCCAACGCCTTTACGGTGGTGGGGCAAAGCGCCCTCTGGGTGGGGCCGAACCTGCAATTCTATGCCTACACCCTCGGCGGCCAGCCGCAGATCATTCCCTGCCCGATCCGGACCGACTTCGCCGACAACATGGCCCCCGCCCAGACCGACAAGATCACGGTCGGCTCGACGGCTTTCTTCGACGAGGTGCGGATTGACTATCCCGACGCCCGCGACGGGGTGGAGAACTCGCGCTATCTCGCCGCGCATATCCCGACCTTGCTGAACAGCCCGGACAGTGCATGGTATCGCGGCGTCATGGCCCGGACGGCCTATGTGGACGCCCCGCCCAGCCCCAACAGCTATCCCATGGCGGCCGATCCGTCCGGCAACCTCTACTGGCACGAGAAGGGCCAGACGGCGAACGGTGCGGCCATCAACTGGTTCATCGAGACGGCGGACAACTATCTGGATCCGAACCGGACCATGCAGGTGCGCGCCATCTGGCCGGACTTCAAGGGGCAGGTGGGGGCGATTGACGTCTCTGTAACGACCCGTTTTACGCCCCAGGGGACGGAGACCACGACCTCGGGCCAGACCATGATCCCGGGGCAGGAGAAGTCGGACGTCCGCGCCTCCGGGCGCCTGGCCAAGCTGCGGTTTTCAGGAGCGGCGAGCCCGACTTATGCGCGCCTCGGCAACCCGACAATTGATGTCACCCCGGCGGGGCAGCGGTGATCGGAGAATGGGTGCGGGTCCGCCGCTGGCTTCTGCCGGCGCTGACTGACGCAACCGAGGCGGAAGTGGTGACGGAGTTGTTGACCGGCCGGGCCACGCTCTGGCCGGGGGAGCGGGCGGCTTTCGTCACGACCCTCATCACCGACCCCGACCGGATGCACGTCTGGCTGGGCGGCGGGGACGGGGCCGAGATGCTGGCGATGATCCCCGGCATGGCCGCGTGGGGCCGGGCGCAGGGCGCGCAATGGGCCACGGTGAACGGACGCAGGGGCTGGAAACGCCGCCTGCGGGACTTCGGAT